TTGCGTCCAATCGCTGTCTTTGAGCATCTGGTTGCGCTGGGTACGGATAACTTGCCATTGCGTGTCAATTTTTGCTTGTAACTCTTCTTGAGTCAGCAATTCAACATTGACCAAACAACACATTCCGTCATAGAGATGAGGAGCGGCAGATACCAGTTTCTCCGTTGCGTGGTTGTATGGCTTCCACACAGAAATAACATAGTAACCTTGCTCGGCAATCCAATCTAGAGACGGACCACGGTCACCAAATGACGTGTTGGGGAACCACTCTGTGTGGTCTTTAATGACCAGATTTTGATTTGCAAGTTGCATGATTACCTCGTTGGGAATGCTGCTGTTGGCCTTGTGATGGTTCGTGCGGCTTTGGTTATCCGAACGTCCTGCAAGTATCCATTTAGGGGCGTCGCTCCTATTCTGCTTGCGCCAACGTACAAAATGTTTGTTTGATTAAAATTGTCCGTTACAGCGCCGCCACTTGTTGCGTCTACCACTCCATTGAGATAGATTTTTAAATTCCCGGTCGCGCTGCCAGATCGAACAACAGCAAAATAATACCAATTGCCCGTAGCCAATGACGTTGCTCCGGTCAAGTTGGATGAGGTGTAGCTAAACTGAAGTTTGTTGCCAGAAGTGACGTTGACTGACCACCCAGTTGACGCCGCGCCTTTACTGATAATTCCGTAGGCAACGCCAGTTGCTGACAGGTAAACCCAACCGTCAATCGTAAAATCGCCCGTTCCAAGCTGAAGCTGCGGCCCATCAATAGCCGTTAGCCAATCCCCAGTACCATCAAACTTCATGCTTGTCGGCGACCACTTAGATACCGTGGTTGATGCTTGGGCATCTCCAACCGTGATCACGTTGTTTTGCACCGCAGCGTCGTAGATCCCCGCGTTGGTGAAGTTAGTCAGGAGGCTGGTGTTGGTGATTGCTGTGACTGGCGCAGTTGGTGGCGTGAAGTTGGCGGTGTAGACGGCTGTGCCTTTGACGATACGAAGATTAGAAAGATAACCATTCAAACGCTCATTATTGCTGACTGACGTTGCTATCCTGCAAGAGTTATCCGTCCAGTTTGTTGAGTTGGAAACTGAAGTTATTGAAACGCCGTCGAGATATACGCTTAAAGTCGTTGAATTTCTAACAAGAGCTAAGTGATACCATCTGTTTAATCCGATTCCAGCATTGAAATAAATAACACTTGTATTTGTGTATACTTGAACATATCCAGATGTCACTACACCAAAAAAAAACCCAGTTGTTGATATGTCAACATTTCTTGTATCTATAAGGCATTGGGCGGAATTTGAACTTGTTAAATAAAAATAGGTTTCAATTGTAAAATTACCAGTGCCGAAAGCAAAAGCAGCATTGGTTGGAGCCGTCAAATAATCTCCGCTTCCATTAAAATATCCACTTCCTCCATACGCCGCAGCGGTGTACGAAGCAGTCGGTGAGAATGGCTGGAATGCTTGGACTCGGGGAGTGCCGACAATTGTGATTGTTTTTGCTGTTGTGGCTGTATTTGAGTCAATGAAACGGTTGCTATAACAAGCCAACAGCGTCTGATTAGTGGTGCTTACGCTCAACGGGGTTGTTGATGGGGTAAAACTTGAACTGTATTTGGCCGTCCCGTTTAAAACTGACAAATTTGAAATATAACCGGTAAATACATTTAAAGTAGAGCTGTATTGAGCTATTGCAAATGATCCAACTGTTCCGCTTCTATTTGTTAGAGTCGTTGTCCCGCTTAAAGTCTGTTGTACGCCGTTTACATAAAGAGAAATTGCATTTGAATTTACAGAAACTGCAACGTGAGTCCACGCATTTAGCGGTATTGTTGAATTTCCGGTGCAGGTTTTTACAGCACCGTCGAACCATAAAACTTGCAAGGTATTGGCTGAAGTTGGGCCAAAAGAAAAATAATTTGTTGGCCCAGTTGCCTGCATATCGCCAATGAGCGATGGGATTGTCCCAACAAAAGTCGAAGTTGGAAAAATCCAACCTTCAATAGTAAAGGTTGAAGTGGTTGCTGATATTGGGGTAGAGCTTATGTTGGCGTAATTTCCGCTTCCACCAAAATAATTACTCCAATACCCATTAGGCCAATACGGAGTCAAAGAACCTTGCGTTGGGGTTCCAACTCGCGTAATTGTAAAGTTGTTCGTCGAAGAATCTAAAAACGTGTTGTTCTGCTGTCCATTGGTACTGGTTGTCTCAAGCAACAGCGGGACATACGGAAACAACGTGTCTGTTGTTGGGGCAGAAACCGCCCGACCTGATTTAGATGCAGCAAACATTATGTGTAGTTTTGTCCGATTGTTACGCCATACCAGCTAGTGCTGTCTGAGAAAAACGAGTAGATGTCTTTCTTGCTCGCCTGAACCGTAATTGTCGGCGCATTTGCTGTAGGCCAAGATACCGTTGACCAAGTAACCGTGCGGCCTCCCGTTCCGTCCTGAGACAAGATAATAATAAAAGACTTTCCAGCGACCGCCGTTGGCATAGTAATTGTGGCATTACCTGTCAGAGTCAGATTTTGAACCGTTCCGTTTGCCAAATCAACAGTGATTGCCGTTCCCGTGTTGGCAGAATACAAAGTTTCAACGTAGTTGGTAACAGTTGGGTTAACCAACGATGCAGTCGTAATAATTGGACTTGTATTCATTACAACTGAAGTTGTACCCGTAATCGGGTTGCTAACCAGTTGTTTCGTTGAACTGCTAAAGACTGCTTGAGATGCAGTAAGGTTAGAAACAATAAGATTCGCAGAAGTCAGCGTACTTCCACTAAACGTGAGGTTTGCATCACCTGCAAACGCACCGGCATTGTTGTACTGAACTTGAGTTGTGCTGCCACCGGGACTACCACCGCCACCAACAGCAGCATTGCTAGTCCATACCCCACCAATACTTGTCAGTACGTTACCTGCTGTTCCGGGGGCAATGAAACTTACGTTTGGAGCAGTGCCACCGCTAGAAATGACAGGAGACGTAGCGGTAACAGCCGTGACCGTTCCGCCTCCACCGCCACCAGTAGCCCCAAGAGTAGAAACAGTCTTTAAAACCATGTTACACCCCGTCTCCTGGTGTGATGTATATCACAGCACTACCGCTGCTGGTGATCCCGGCAAAGTAAGCGTTAGGAGTGAACGTCAAGATCTCGTCTGTGCCTGACAGTAGCGGGATAGATGACTGAGTGCTCGTGACAACCACAGCGTTGGCTACTGCGCTGGCGTTGGACTGCCCATACCCCATGAACACCGTTACGTTACCGCTGTTGATGATTCGATATTGATTGCCACCAAGGGTTGTAGACGCGGCTTGGGTGGACGTAGTTGGAGAACTATTGGTAGCCGTGAAAGTTACGGTGTTCCCCATAGGGGTAAAGGCTTGAATTCCCATTTTTAATTAGCCCAAGGAAGTTTTGGTGAAACAACAGGAGGGTTTGCTTGGTTGTCAATCTGAGTCTGCACAGCGGCCTCGGCAGAGTCTTTGTCTACACCGCCAGCCCAGATCCAGCCAAGCACTTGGTCTTGCGTGAGTTGGTCATAGGGCGTGTATGGTGCACCAGCTACATAGGTTACGTTGCAGGTCGAGTAGACCGAACCGTTGTAAGTGCCGTCTGTGCCTGAGCAAGTCCAGTGGACGGTAAACACTACGTCCGTCTGGCCATCGGCTTGTGGGTAGCAATCAAGCTGCGTGACAGTCCATGTAAAAGTGGTCATGGGTATTCCTTAAACAGAAGTAATTGTTTCCCAAGCAGCGCCAGTGTAAACACAGAGTTTTGACAGCGTGGTATCGAACACCATAAGGCCAGCAGCAGGACTACTAATTGCATTCTTCTGCGTTGTAGTCATGTTGGGCATCCTAACGCCCTTGGACGTGCTTTGTGCGTCTAGGATGGCTGATGCGCTTGGAGATGTCGTCCCAATACCAAGGTTGCCGGAGTTGTCCAGCGTCATCACCTGTGTGAAAGTGACGTTATTACCCGCTGTGCCAGAGGGTGCGGTGTACCACTTGTAGACACCTTGGTTAAGTTCTTGGTATGCTATTGGAGATGAACTTACCGAATAAATCCAGTTTGTGCCGTTAAAAAATGCTCCAGAGGTTAAATAAGCAATTGGCAGTACGCCACCAGTGAAGGAACCTAGCGATACACCATTTGGTAATTGAATAACTTTTAGAGAACTCCAAGCACTCGGCGTAACCCCCAGACCAAGGTTCGTTCCATCAAACGTCAGCGCAGACCCAGTAGCCAACACACTTGACGAGCTTGCGTAGACAACACCACCAGAGGTGAATGACGTTAATCCCGTACCGCCGTAAGTTGTGCCGAGTGCATTTGACAGGTTCAACGTGTTCGCGGTGAGCGTCGTGCCGTTAAAAGTCAGGTTTGCCGAGCCTGCTAAAGCACCCGAGTTGTTGTACTGAACCTGCGTATTTGCCCCGGCTGCTGCTCCACTCACAGCGACATTGCTGACCCACACTCCGCCGATGCTGGTCAGAACATTGCCCACGTTTCCTGGTGCTACGGTCGCAATCCCTCCGGTTCCGTTGCCAAGCAGAACGCTGTTGGCCGGGAAGGTGACTTGTCCAGTACCACCGCTAGAAACAGGCAATGCGTTGGTCAGAGCAAGAGTGCCGATATTGGCACTGGTGATGTACGCGCTGGCGACGTTGAGCGTAGTGACGTTGGCAAGCGTTGCCGTCAAGTTGGTCACAGTGACGTTGGTCACGTTGACGTTTGTGACATTGCTCGTGCCACTTGTTATGGTGACATTAGCAAGCGTAAGGTTGTTGAGCGTGGTGACTGTGTTACCAAGCAAGACAGACGTATTGCCGATAGTGATCGGCGTGTTGAAGTTGCTATCTAGCTTAGAAAGAGCAATATTTCCGCTTAGATTTGCAAAAGCAAATGGAACAGCCATTAGAACCTCGCTCTCAATTCGTGTTCAAACTCAAAAGTATTCACAGTATAACCAGCACTGTTACTGTTGATAGTCAGGCCAAGATACTTTCCGTACTGCTGGGCGTCTGACTTATACAGAGAGTACCCGTAAGACGTTTCCCATCCAACCGTTTGCAAACTATTGTTTTGCCAAGTGACGGGTTGAAAGGAGTTATTCATCCAGACAACTGAGTTGTCGATTGTATACGCACCAGTTGCTCCTAAACCTTGTTCATTATCTACGCTGATTAACAGAGTAGATGCTGCCTGCAACTGAGCTTCGATACCAAACTTGAGTGCCTGCTTGGTCCGTATGGGATCACTCATAGGCATAAGAGCCGTTTGAATTGTGCTTGCTAGTCCAGCCGTAGAATTAGCATAGAGACGTAAGAGGCTTGAGCCTTCTGTCCCATAGAGGCGAATGACCCCCGCTGTAGGGACGGAAGTGATGTAGTCCAACGCTCCTTGGGAGGTTAGAAACCACTTCTTCTCGAAGAATACGGCTTGGACCTTTCTCGCTCCAACTGCCGGGTCGTTGTAGGTGAAGGAGAATGCCGCGCATAGTATGTTGTTCAGTAAGACCTGACCTCCGCTGATGGGCTTGTCAAAGTCTATGAGTTGGAACACCCCGTCTAAAGCGTCTGACAACTTGCTAGTAGTAGATCCGACCAAGGAATAAATTCCGTAGTCGTTCATGAACAGTACAGACCGGAAGAACGGGTAGATAGCGTAGATACGTTTGGTCCCTACGCTTGCCGATACGTTGGTATTTGTAAATAAAGTCTGACCGTTGGTGTCAACGCGAACGTCAGAGAAGACGTTGATACTTGTCTCGCCAAATATGTACAAAAAATTGTTGGCTGATAGAAGTGCGCGTATGTTCCCGTGCAGGGTGGAATCAGACAATGTGAGAGATCCGGCAGATACGCTGGTGAAATCACTGTACGAGTCTGCGGCAGAGTAGTAGACAGTGCGTCCAGAAGCAACCCAGGTTCTTCCAGAAAACGTGGCTACAGAAACTAACTGTTCTGTGTTTACAACCGCTGTGACATTAGCAGCGGTTGTGAATCCACCACCGGAAAGAGTTACGTTTGCAGTTGTGTACCCAGCGCCAGGGTTAGTCATCACAATCTGTGAGACAGTGTTTCCCAGAACAATGGCTGTAGCAGTAGCTGGAGTGGTATTCGCTCCGTCAATTGCCACTGTTGGGGCTGACGTATAACCAGATCCACCATTGTTAAGCAGGATGCTGACAGTTCCAGTTCTGAACGTGACGATCTGGGCTATGGCATTAGCGCCAGACCCCCCACCACCAGAAAAAGTGATGGTAGGAGATGACGTATATCCGCTACCTGCGTTTGTTAGGGATACACTGCTAACACCACCAGTAGAAATAACTGCGTTAGCAGTAGCACCACCGCTGGAAAAAGTCACAGCAGGAACAGAAGTGTATCCAGACCCTGCTTCAACAACTGAAATAGCAACAACAGCTCCAGCACTGATGCTTGCTACCGCCGTAGCTTGGGTTCCACCCGTGATGTTGGGTGCGCCGATGGTCACATCAGGTACAGCCGTGTATCCAGAGCCACCAGCAGTTACAAAAACAGATCTAATGCCACCAGATCCGGTGACAATTGTTGCTGTGGCTACTGCCTGCACCCCGTTAGCATCGTTTGGTGCGCTGATCACTACGTTAGGTGCAGATGTGTATCCAGAACCTGGGTTGGACACTGCAATCAGGCCAACAGAACCTATAGAGACTACGTTAGCGCCGTTCCAACTTGATAACCCTTTGTCTGTGTCGGCAATTATCAGTCTTTCGTTCTTCCATTGGGCCGCACTGACGTTTGCATTGCTAAATGTGCCTGCAACGGCCACGTTACTGGTCACATTGCTAGTCAGATTGAACGCTTGCGCTCTACCATCTATCTGAAAACTAACTATGTAGTCAGATACATTGATATTTGTAGACGTTAGAAAAGAAGTTGTGTTGGCAAAGACAACAACATTGCCTGTACTGTTTCTAACGGCTTCTTGAGCAGGAACAATTTTGATGTTGGAGTCGCCAATTGGCATGGCGTTTTCCAACCACGAGAATTCACTGTCCTTGATGGCTGTTCGGTTGGCTTTTGTGTTGATGCCTCCGAACGTCTTCAGAACAGTGTATCTTTTTTGCTGTTCTTGGGATGCCATGTTAGTAAGGACTGCTATACGGGTCCGGAATCCTGCGCGTGAAGACCGAATTCAACACGCTCTGTACTTGACGGTTGTACTGCTGGAGGAAAATTTCAGATTCCCCGTAGCTTTGTTCTTTGTACTTTGCCTTGTAGGCCGCGTAAAACGCCACAGGAACGGTGTACGGGTCGTTGATGGCGTCATTGACCGTAGGATTGGTCAACACTAGCGGAGAAGGCAGAATAACCGTATCCACTTCCATGCTGTAGGACTGGTCAGGGATAGGAGAGATGTAAATTTGCGATTGACCATACGTTGAGAAGCACACGGGCCGTCCAACGTAGTTCTGCCAGTAACGTAACTGGGCGTTGAAATTGGTCCAGGGCAGGTAACGCAGAGGAATTCTAGAATTTCCCCAGTAGATCGTCAGGTTAAGAACATCCAGAGTCTGCGAACCATTAGGTAACGACGAAAACGGGATGACTTCTGCATTCTGAACGTACAACAGAGTAGCTGTACCGTTAGTAAAAGCGGTTGACGGAGGAAAATTATATCCAGAAGCGGGGTACGGAGGAGGCGTAGTTCCCAGCGTCCCACCTACTGTGACTTCGTAGATAAAGATATTTGAAAATATGTACTGTCCTGCGGTAACAACAAGCCCAGCAGACCAGATAATTGCGGCTGTGCCGTCTGGTGCAAGTGGTGTAGCAGAAATTTGCAGGGTACGCAGACAACCAGTGTCCCGTACTACCCTTTCACGCCCATCATTGACGTAATCCGTAATCTCATCGTTAGACCAGAAGTTCCCATTGGCATCGTGTAGAAGCCTTCGAACGTCTGTGATGTACGAATTTAGGGTTGCCATAGTTGCCTATTGTAACCCTCAGGAGACTTTTCCCCCTACCCCTACTTTTTTGACGGGTAGGGGTACTACGCCTACCGCCGAGGGAATGCGGTCCTGCGCTGAATGTTGGCCGATGCGGAACATAGCCAACCGTTCAAGTCCGATTTCAACATCCGACGAGTGGGTTGCAAAACCCAGACGGACTGCGTATGGGAGCTTTTCATCATCCTGGTAACCAAAGATGTGCCTAGCAGCCTCGATAGGGACTGACGTAGGCACACCTTTTTTAAACTTATAGTCAACACCGGCATGACGATCAGCCAGATCGGTGTCGCTACAGTTGGTTACATAGACTTCCATTAGAACGATACCGAGTCACCGTAGATACGAATGTCAACAATGGCCGATGCCGCGTTGGTGACGTTCAAATACAATGCCGAGGTATTCGCTCCGTTGACTACCGTGGTCAGTGCGTAAGGGCTGGCAATCGTTAGGTCTTGGAACCTGTTAACAGCAGTCAAATTTGCTAATGAGACTGTTGCTACAACCGCATTGCTAGTGTTGCCATCATTGGATGTCGTGATATTCACGTTAGCCAAAGATGCGTTAGCATTTGCGTTTTGTAACGTAACCCGACGAATAATTACCTCTCCAGATCCTGTTAGCGACCCACTATTTGTGAGGCCGCCTCCAAAGAACGGGATAGCCACTACCGCATTTCCAGCCGTTGCCAAAGAGACTCCGCTGGCACGTGCTATTGCATAGTTACCAAAAGAGTCTGGCAGGTTTGCTCCAACTGCATCTGCGTTCGCCATGTTTACTCCTTAGCTAGTAAACGTGGAGTTTGCAGTCAAACCACCGTTCACCGTCAAGAAGGTGATGGTGTTTGCAGTCGTGGTCGAGTTGGCAACTACGTTCACACCGTCACTGATCAGCACGCCACCAGTGTTTGCTGGGGTCAGCAAAACCAACGCGGTTCCGTTGTTAGCGTAGATCTGGCTGTTCAGTGTGGGGAACATCAGATATACGCCAGCAGGAACTACGTTACCGGCAACGGTTGCTGGAGCGATCAGGGTCTGAGTGGTGAAGTAAGCACCAGCCGTGTTGCTATTAGCACCGGCAATCAGGATCTTGTTTAGGGCGAGAGCCATGTTTCTCTCCTTACAGGGTCAGCGAGTTGTAAGAACTAACCCGAGTCATAGACTTCGGTTTAGTGCTAACCAACTCAGCAATCATCAGCACTGCGCCGACGTAACCAATCTGCCAGTTAGGCAGGGTGGACTCAAACCCAGTAAACACAAACGAACCCTGCTCGTGGATGTACAGGTTCAGGTAGTTCGTGTTGACAAAGTAGACAACGCCTTCTGGGCAGTACGGATCTGGATAGATCGGCACACCAGCAACCATCAGTGCACGGAACGCAGCCTGTGGTCCGTTGTTGTCACCATCAAAGGCAGAGCCTGGGGTGATGGTGTACTGCTCTTGACCAACAAAGTCTTGAGCCAACAGAGTCCAAGTACCGAATCCGCAAACACCAAAGCTAGGCACTTCTGCACCGTTTTTCACGGTTCCAGAAATGTATTGCAGGATGTTCTGACGGGTTGGGTTGACGTTACCAGCGTTGTAGACCTTCGACTTCCACCAAGTGTAGGTGTTACGGTTGATGTTGCCGTAGGTCACTAGGTTCGTACCATCGTCAATCGCGCCTGGGAGGCCGATAAACTGCTGGGTGTTTGTTGTGTTGTTGTACAACGATGTTGCCATCGCGTCCATCATCACGTTGGTCGCATCGTTCATCCGTGCTTCGATCAGCGGGATAATTGCTGCGTCCTGCTGGACTGCACCTTCCATCCCGAGGAACGGGACTGGTGTGATCATCAGCTTGAGGTTGAACTCAGCGTTGTAAGCACCCTGCTGGACAGACGGTTGAGCGAACGAGCCGCTGTAGTCTGACCACTGTGCGTTTACAAACTGAGCGCCCTGAACGGGCACTGTTACGGAAGACACACCGCCACTTGCTTGCTGACTGTTAGCAATCAGTGCTGCTAGAAGAGGGGTCGAGTTATAAAGCTGTACAACCAGCTTCGGGATGAATGCCCTACGAGTG